CCCCCCCCGGAGGGGTTTAGGGTCGTATACAATACAACTAATGCCCCCCGCGGAGCGGTTTAGGTCCCTTGCCCCCGCCGGGAGGGCATGGCTGTTTGTTTAAAGGGTTTTTAAAAAAAAAATTCCCTGGTCACGTATCTGTCGGGGAGGAGTGAGAGCCTAGTATTACCTCTCACTTCCCCGACACCCGACAGGGTAGTCTATAAATAGGTTTCGGCCCTGCCGGGTTCTATTTGATGACCAATGGCCTACAAACGGAAATACAAGTCCCGCAAGTTCAAGAGGAGTCGTCGTATGAGGTCCACTCGGAAGGGTCGGAAAACTTTCAAAGCGAGGGTTACTCAAGTTCTGATGAAGAAAGTAGAAACGAAGATGTACCACTTCGCCGAGGAGAATATCCAGCTCCAGCACAACATAGGCAGAAACGTAGGTACAGTCCTTATTCCGGTAACCGGGAGCTTCACTAATATGTTTAATATCTGGGCCGACATCCCCAAGGGTACTGGTTCAGCTCAGCGTATCGGAGATCGCGTCACTCCACGTGGCATGTCTCTTAAGATCTATCTGGCCAACAAAGACGACCGTCCGAATACTAAGATTCGCGTCATCATCGCTCGTGTACCGAAAGCAATCAATGCTACCGCTACTACAGTAGGCAATGTCAATCCATTTGAAACAACGCTACAACTAGGAAACAATGGAAATAAAATGCTCATGAACGCCGACTCAGATCGCGGCATCAAATTCCTCTATGATAAGATTCATACATTAGGTGATAATCAACCAGGAGCCTATACTAACGTCTCTGGATGGGTTCGCAAAGAACGAACAAAGGTTATCCGTCTCTGGATCAAGTCTAAGAAATCTCGGGACATCATCTTTGATTCAACCAACTCATCTCAGATTGTCAACAATCCTATTCTCATGTGGGCTATTCCTTATGAACAATACAGCACACTGCAAACCGACGAAGTCGCTTCAATCGCCTATGAAGGTAAACTCTACTACAAGGATGTCTAAATGTCAGCTTGCTTAAGCTCATGCACTTGGTAGCGGTCCTCGCTCCATACGGTCCGGTCCGGCTCGAAGTTCGCAAAGAATATCACGTGCGGCTTCTTGAACACCACGGTCCTCGAGTTGTACTTCCCGGAAAATAGAATTCCATTCTTCATCGCCTCGGCAAGAGCATAAGCCGGCCCAATCGATCCCTTCTCCGTCGCCCTCGTGCAGTCGAAGACCACAATGCCTTTCGGGTCCGACGAAAACACATGCGCCATGTCCGCCTTCTTGGAAGGCTCCAGGATACACGCGTCCTTGGTCACCAGCAACCACTCGGCCATGCCCGACTTCCCCATGCCACCCTCGCGGCTCCACAGCCACACTATCTTCCGAGGATCCACTTCCTTCTCTAGCACAACGAGCAAAGCACTTTGCCACTTCCACAGCGACCAGCTCGCCGATACCGCGCGCAATTGCGTCATAGCAGCGTTCTCTCGAACCAACTGCCGATAGCGTTCAATAAATTTCGGAAACTGTGCCATCGTCTGTGCATGCTCTTTAAAGATGTCTAACTCACTTGCCCCATTATCCACTGCCTCCATGACACCCTTCAAATCGGTCCTCTGACCTTGGCGGTCCTTCACGGATGCGATCTCGATCCATTCACCCGCCTCCCAATAGTCGCCCTCCTTCTTGCAATAGTCAATTGCCTCAGCGCTCGTTCCACGCTGTTTCTCCAGATGTAAATCATGTCCAAAGGCCTTCTTGAACCTCTTGTAGCTGTCATGGTTCGCCTGCAGATAACCCTGCAGATGAGGGGTGCCCTTCTCCCCGACTTCCATCCCATAGCCGATGCCCTTAATGCCACACTTGCCCACAAGTCCCTTGATAGTGATAACGTTCTCTGGCGTGTAATTATTCAACGTCCAACAAATACCGAATCGCGACATTGGAGAAGGAAAACTGTCGAGCGACCCTGGGAGCGCAATATATAGACGGGCGAAGCCGGAAATAGAATACAACTAATGCCCCCCCCGGAGGGGTTTAGGGTCGTATACAATACAACTAATGCCCCCCGCGGAGCGGTTTAGGTCCCTTGCCCCCGCCGGGAGGGCATGGCTGTTTGTTTAAAGGGTTTTTAAAAAAAAA